GGGCAGCGTGAGCTTGACCAGTGACATTGAGGAAGCCCTTGCGGCCATCTGAGGAGGTGCGGCATGAGCGTACAGAGCGAGATTGACCGCATCAAGAAGAATGTGAATGACACGCTGAAAACTATTAGTGATACCGGCGTGACGGTTGGGGCCGGTAGTGATTCCCTTCCCGCTGCGGCCGCTGCCCTGGCGAATGAGAAGCAGGATAAAGCCACTGCCGTAACTGTGCCAGGTAGTGGGACTATGCAGATGTCCGAATCTATTGGCACGGGCCCATATACCATCGAGTTCGATGAGGAGGCGGATGAGGCGTTTCCGGCATCTCTGGTAGATTACAATAACACCACCAGTGGTATGACCGCCACCACAGTCCAGGCGGCGGTAGACGAGCTTTTTACATCTGTCAGTGAGGGCAAGTCCCTAATCGCCGCTGCGGTCACTGACAAAGGCGTTGAAACCGCAGCGACGGACAGCTTTGCTGCTATGGCGGAGAAGATAGGACAAATTGAATTGGGTGGAGAGCTAAAAGCACACAACATCAACCTGAAAAGCACAAGCAATGGCACAGTCTATGCTATGGTGAATGGACAAGTTATAGAAATTCCGAGTTATGATTCTAGGATGGTCACCGTATACGGGCCATCCTCCATTGGGATCTACGCCTCTGGTAGTAGCATTGGTTTGACTGGGGAAGGATGCGTAACCAATTATAACTATGTAGGTATTTCATCGTATGACTTTTTGTACTGCTTCCAGGTAGACGATTCAATGGGGGATGGAACAATTAATGCCAGCGATTAAAACCGAGGTGATATACAATGTCAATTAAAGTGAACGGCAAGAAAGTCGCCGGTATAGGCCGTCCTGGTGCTGATGGTAAATCCGCTTATCAGCAGGCCGTTGAGGGCGGCTATAAAGGGACTGAGGACGAATTTAAGTCTGTTTTAGCAAATGCCTCCCCAAAGCCAAAATCCACCCTGGTCACCCTCCCCCTTTCCGCCTGGTCCAACAACACCCAGACTGTTACAGTTCCGGGCGTACTTGCGGATGAGAGTAAACAGTTGATTCAGCCAATGCCGACGATTGCGGACCAAGCGGTGTATTCTGCCGCTGGGATATCCTGCACGGGACAGGCGGCCAACAAATTGACATTCAAGGCGCAGACGGTCCCGACAGAAGATGTACAGGTTTATGTGGTAATTCAGGAGGTAAGGACATGATTTTTAGTTGTCCTGCGAAGCCGTCTTGTACATTACAGATTTCCTATACAATCTCTATTGCCTCTGGAGGAGATCCCTACGAGATTGCTCTCCTCATAAACAACAAACTCTCAAACATTTCCTTCTCTGGTGAAGATGGGACGTCGGGCACTATTGATGTTACTGTGAATATCGGTGATTTAATTGGCTTTGAGTACACATTAAACGGCTATGAAGATACCTATACGTCGATAGGTCAGCATAACGGCTGTGAGGTTCTATCCCCTAATGTTGAGCCTCCTGTATTAAAAATTTTGGATTACAATTCATTTGCGGCAGTGGAATTTACAATTTACAACTAGTTGGAGGTAATGGCATGATACTGAACCCGGTGATACAAGGTGGGGGCGGCGGTGCAAATCTCGTGACTGCAACACTGGATTTTGAGCCGAAAAATGGTGTAACATACACGTTTCTGGATGAAAATGGAACGCCTAAGCAAATCGATGGGACGGGAGTCTATTCCATGCAGGCGGGGATTTTGATTGCCGAATTTGATGTGTCACGCTCTTCGCCCTTTTTCTCTGGTGACATTTCTCAAATTAAAATTATTGGCCAAGTTGGAGCCGCTTATCATGTGACTGGAGATTTCAGGATTTATTAACCAATAGTTTAAGATGGAAAGGCGGTGTGCCAATGGATGAAAAATGTATCTTAGACCCACAGCGGGATTGCATAGGGAAGGCGGAGGCCGCCAAGCTGGAGGGAAGAATCAAAGCCCTGGAAGAATGGCGGGAGGATTCCAAAGACTTCCACGCCAAGTTTTATGATTGGCAGAGACAACAGATTGCGAGGGACGCAAGGCTGGACGAAAAGTTAAATGGGATGGATGCCAACATTAAGAAGGTGCTGGCCAAACAGGAATCCTGTGAGTTGAAACCGGCCAAGCGGTGGGATGCCATTGTGGACAAGGCCATTTGGGCGGTGCTGGCGGCCGTGATTGCTTTCCTGCTTGCGAGAATCGGACTATAAAAAAATCCTCCCGATTTGGGAGGATGGAGGGAGGGCGAAACCGCTGCCCTGGGAAAAAGAGGAGAGTGTGGAACCAGGGCAACGGTGTCCCGAAGGACATATCCACTATATCACTCTTTCGACAAAAGTCAACAGGATGGGAGGTGATTTTATGGACTTTGGAATCGCATCCGTGGCGGCCATTACCGTCATCTGTTATCTGGTGGGACTGATTGTCAAATCGTCCGGCCTGGATAACAAGTACATCCCGGCTATCGTGGGCCTGTGTGGCGGTGTTCTTGGCGTGGCGGCGCTGTATACCGGCCTCCAGGATTTCCCGGCCACGGACCCGCTGACCGCCGTTGCTGTGGGCATTGTGTCCGGTCTGGCGGCAACTGGTGTCAACCAGGCCATCAAGCAGATGAAGGAATAACAACAAATTTAAAAAAAGGAGATTGAACTATGAACACCGAAATGCTCTATGAACTGTACGAAATCACTGAGAAGAACGATGCCCCCGACCTGGCTACCGTAGGCATGGCTATGCTCCGGGAGGCGCACCCTGAGATTACCCACGAAGAGGATAAGGCCATGAGAGAGTTCACCGGCCGTCACGGTCAAGAGCTGGCAGCCGCCTACCCTGACAAGGAGGCATTTGCCGCCGCCGTGGCTGCTGGCGTGGCGGAGGATGAGGCCGCCAAAGAGGAAGCGGAAAGAGAATAATAAAAAAGCACCCAATCAGGGTGCCTTTAGCTCCATATTTAGCTGTTGAATAATCAGGGCGGTCTCTAACATCCCAGTCATTTTCTCCTCGCTGTCCGGCATGGAGGAAAAGTTCTCCCTGGCATTTGTCAGGATTCTGAGGGCCATTTCCCGGTCTTCATTTGTGGCGTTGCCGGACTCGAACTTGTCTGCTAGTGCAGAAAATTCCTGGTTTGTGTCCACTGATAGGCTGAAAGCAGTTTCTGCCTGCCTCAAAAAGTGGCAAAGCAATTTGTAATCATGCATTTTTATCACTCCCTTATCCGCATATTACAGCACACGCCCTGATATGTCAATGGAGGAAGACCATGAGATTACGAAAACAGTATTTAACCGAGAACGACTGTTACAGGGCCGGGAGGACCATTCGACCGCAGGGAATAATGGTACACTCGACTGGGGCTAATAACCCCTCTGTGGCCCGCTATGTGCCCGGAGATGATGTAATTGGTCGGAATCAGTACGGGAATGATTGGGACAGGCCCGGAGTGGAAAAGTGCGCCCATGCCTTTGTAGGCAGATTTGCCGACGGATCGGTGGGGACAGTACAGACCCTTCCATGGAATCGCCGTGGCTGGCACTGTGGCCGAGGGAAGAACGGCAGTGGAAATGATACCCACATTTCCTTTGAAATCTGTGAGGACGGCCTGGAGGATGCCAGCTATTTTAAGGCGGTGTACCAGGAGGCCGTGGAGCTGACAGCCTATCTCTGCAAGGAGTATAACCTGGACCCGTTGGCTGACGGAGTGGTAATTTGCCACAAGGAGGGCTATCATCGGGGGATCGCCAGTAATCACGGGGATGTGTTGCACTGGTTTCCTAAATTCGGCAAAACTATGGATGATTTCCGGGCGGATGTGGCCCGGTGGATGGAAGGAGAGGATGAGATGACACAGGATCAGTTTGATACCATGATGGAAAACTGGCTGGCTAGACGGAACAATCAACCGGCCTCTGATTGGGCAAAGCCGTATATCCAGGAGGCTATTGACGCAGGAGTAATGACCGATGTTGGAGGGACCATTGAAAGGCCCCAGGGATTTGTTACGAGGCAGGAGCTAGCCACCGTAGCGGCGGCAATCAAAAGATAAGGACGTGAACAAATGAGCGCAAAAGTGAAGCTGCCTGACCCGCTGGACAAGCTCTTGCGCTCTCAATTAGAAAGAGCCATCTATGAAGCCGCCCTGCACCGAGATGATGAATTTATAGCAAAACGGCGTATCATTGATAAAGCAGACCAAATTGAAGTCGCCACCGACCTTGGTTGGTATCGCGGCGCTGTCAGCACTCACGAAAAATACATCTTTCAACGGGTTGCCGATGTAGCAAAGCAGCTATATCCAAACTCAGCATGAATCAAGCATAAGTCTTACATACCCCCGACTGGGACCGCCCCCAGCC